GCAGTACCGATCGTCACGGTCGGTCGGCTCGCCGCAGCGTGGACACGGCACCGGTTCGTCGGCGTCTCTCATCGGGTCATCTCCTTGTCGGTCCAGCACCTGAACTGTGGTTCCGTCGCTCGAGTCGCACGCCGGGTTACGGTGCGGCGTCCGGTCGGGGCTGTCTGGTTGGTCCCGGGTGTCTCCCGACCGGACGCCGGTGAGGGCGAGGGCGACGACGACAGCGGCGGGGACGAGATCGCGTCGGGACACGGCGGCCCCCCCTTCCTGAGCCTCAACAGCATCGCCACGACACGGCGGTCGTAGTCGAGGGGGAGCGGTGTGGCGCTCACCGGTAGATCTCGGCGCACCGACCGGCGCGGACGGCGGCGAGCAGGTCGGCGGGGGGGCCGACGAGAGGGCCGGGCGGGTGGTCCGGGTCGAACAGGGGCGGCGCCGGACCGGTCGCGACAGCGGCGCGCGCCGTCCCGGGCGCGCTATCGCCCCCCGAAGGGGCAATAGACGTGTCGGCGATGTCACCTCGGTGCGACCAGGGGTTTCGCGGTGGCAACAGGACGCGGTACAGGTTGGTGCGGGCCCGGCGCCAGCATCCGGCACGGTCGCGGTAGGGGCGGTCGCGGACCACCCGCAGCCGTCCGGCGGCTTCCAGCGCCCGGGTCGCGCGGATCACGGTGCGGGGGCTGCGCCCGATGCGGGCGGCGGTGCCGGCGACGCTGGGGGTGGCCCGGCCGTGGCGACGTTCGCACCGTTCGAGCTCGTCCAGCACGCGGCACTCGGTGAGGGTGGTGGCGGCGCGGTGGGCGGCACGGTAGGCGCGCACGGTGCGCGGGTCGAGGAAGCCGGCCGGGCGGCTCACGACCGGTACCACCGTTCGCGTTCGGCGGCGGCGACACGGTGGACCGCTTCCAACCGGCGCAGCACGTCGGCGAGGGCGGCGGGGACGGCGGCCAGTTCGACGGCGTCGAACACGATCGGGCGCAGCTCATCGACGGCGCAGGCGACTTCCCGGGCGATCCAGCCGTGGGCGTCGTACATCTCCCGCCACGCCTCGGCCTCGGTGCCGGTCATCTCGGCGCCTCACACTTCACGGCGTGTCCGCTTCGGTGTGACAGGTGGGTGGTACGGTGCCGCACTGGCACACCTCCGAGATGCGATCGGGATTGTGTCGGGTCGCTGCGGGTGAGGTCTCGCAACGGCCGCCAGACCTTAGGGCCCGGTCCCACCCCAACGGGGGACCGGGCCCGGTCGCGTCCGGGCTCGAGTGCGCCGATAATGATTCTTACGTTCGGTAGATAATCCCGAACAGGGCCGAAACCCCAGGTACTGGACACGCGCGCTCCCAAACAGGCGGGGTGTCGAACGTGTGTCCAGACGGGGTCGGTGGGCGACGCGCGCGGCACGGGACGGATGCCAGGTCCGATCGCCTATCGGGGCGCGTCTCCCGGCGCCCCGCCAGCGGGGCGTCGAGACGATCGGGTCGTCTACCAGGTACGCGAATCACAAATCTGTCATTCAAGGGGTCGTGACCCGGCGTTGACCGGGCGGGGTGTACAACGGGCGTCGCCCCATCTCCCGCGGCGATCACCGACGGTGACACATGTCACGGTCACGGTGACGTCGGGTCGGGGCACTGGGTCACCGGCTCGGGCCGTCCGGTCGGGACACGCCTCCCGACCACGGTCCGGGCCGGTGACACCCGTCGGCCCGCATCTTGGTGCACCGTCCAACCCCCGTTCGAGGGATGTCGCCCCACGGCCACCGCCGACCCTATTCGTTCGTCTGTTCCTCGTCGGGACGGTCGTCGGGCGGTGACCGGCGCCGATGGCCGCGACGCCGGTCACCGTCGGCGAACATCACCGACACCGCCCGGACCACCCGCAGCACGGCGACCGTGGCGAGGATCGCCCCGACCACGAACGCCCCGGCGACATCGACGTTCGCCCAGTCGACCGCCCCGACCACGACGCCTAGCCGGACTCGAGCCGGGTCACCCGGGCCTGGATGTCGACCAGCATCCGGTAGACGTCACCGGCGATCAGCGCCTCGGCGTACAGCGCCGCCCACGCCGCGTTGATCGTCTTGCCCTGCGGGTCGGTGAACCCGGGTTGCGGGGAGCACACCGCCTGATACAGCTCACTGAGTTGGGCGGCCTGTTCGTCGGTCATGTCGTCCTCCGGAGTCGGGGTCGGGGTCGCGGCGCGCCGGGCGCACTCGGCGCGGATGTCGTCCAGGTGCCAGGTGCCCGAACTCGAGCACGACCGCGGCCGCCACGGCCCCTGGACGGCGGCGGCGGTGGCCGGGTCGATCTTTCTCGACGTCCAGCCGGGGGCGTCGCCGGCGCCGAGGGCGTGGGTGATCACGTCGGTCGGCACGTTCCCGAACCGGGCGTTCAGCGCGTTGGACGCGCGGAAGCACGCGTCGACCTGGGCCTGGGGCCACGGCTCGCCCACCCCGTCGTTGGCGCACTCGATCTGCCAGCCACGGGTGTTGCCCGAATCGGCGGGGATCGTGCCACGGGAGAACGCGGCCGGGCCGCCCTTGCCGGCACAGTTCGAGGCGCCGGCGGCGATCGGCCAGCACACCCCGTCACGGTCGATCAGCATGTTCCCGACCGGGGCGTCGTCGCACCCGTCGATCATCCAGGACAGGTCGTTCGGGGGCGACGTGGCCGACGCGGTGTGATGCCAGAACACCGCCAACGGCGGCGACGGGAACCCGCCGGACGACCGGGCCCGGGACTGCCAGCCGTCGGTCGTCGCACTCTCGGCGACGGTGCAACCCGCCGCGGTCAACACGTCCAACAGGTCGGTGTAGTAGATCCCGCTCACCGGTCGGCCCCCTGGCGGGCCAACCAATCGGCGATCAACGTGGCGACCTGGTCGGGTGAGAACCGGCGCCGGCGCAACAGGTCACGGCGACGCTCGACCTGTTCGGGGTCGGCCGGTTCGACGTCCCAGGCGTCGTCGGGCTCCCAGTCCCCGAACGTCGACACGGTCACACCGTCCAGCCCTGGACGGCGAACAGGGTGTGGTTGACCGGGTCGGCGAACGTCGACACCGGCACCGCCGTGCCGGTGACGTTCTCCAGACTGACCCGGTAGGCGCCCGGCGCCGACACCGCCTTGGCCCACGACACCGTGCGCAACGCGATCCCGTCGTACTGGGCCAGCCAGATCGCCGTGCCGGCCGGGTCGTACAGCTTCAAGTTGACCTTGGCGGCGGCCGCCGCGGTCAACAGCACGCTGTAGTGCACGACCCACACCTGGGCCCGCAGGCTCGAGATGGCGGCGGGAATCGTGATCGTGGCGATGTCCAACGCGGTCCCGTTGTTGACGGTGCCGCCGGACGCGGTCCCGTTGCGGAAACGGGCGCTGTCGGACAGGTAGCCGGCGGTCGCCTGGGGCCAATCGGACCGGATCGGCGAGCCCGGCGCCGGGACGTTGGTGAACGGGCCGACCGTGGCGGGCGGGTTGGCGCGCACGTCGGCCTGACGGGACTGCTGTTGCCACACCCACTGCTCGAGCGCCGCCAACCGGTCGGCGACGACGGGGTCGACGGTGGCAACCGGGGGGTTGTCGGACATGGTCAGTACCTCCACACGTTGGCCGGGTCGGCGTCGTCCCAGGCGAACCGGGTCAGATCCCACAACTCGGGGACGCGGTAGTCGACGGTGCGCGACAACTGGATCGTGGACGTCCACGACTCGGGGGTCAGGTTGTGGGCGACGCCCAGGACGATCGCGAACAGGTCGAGGCGTCCGGTGGTGCCGTCGGGGTCGACATAGTCGTGAATCACGTTGACCCGGTCACCGCGACGGGTGCGTACCGCCATCTCCCACACCTGGGGCTGGGTCGGGTCGAACACGTACAGCTCGAAGCGTTGCAACGCCATCGACGGGGTCGACTGTTGGGCGATCAGATAGGCGGCCAACGTGTCGCCCTGGGCCTGGGACTGCCACAGGTCCGGGTCGGGGTGGGTCAGGTGGTAGCGGGCGTCGCCCTGCCACACCGACGCCGCCGCGGTCGCCACCGCGACCAGCCCGGCGTCGTTGACCAGGCGGACGTCGGTGGCGAGACGTTCGTCGTCGGCGGCCAACTCGGGCGACCACACGACGACGGGCACCGAACAGACGTTGTCGGACACGGTGAACAACGTCGGCTGGTCGCTGCGCCCGGCCCGCCACAGGCGGTTGCGATAGTCGACCGATCCGTCGGCGTCACCGTAGAACAGGCCGCCGTCGGACAGGGCGACCCGTTCGATCGTCTCCAGCGGGGACCGGTCGTCGGTGACGGTCGACAGCGTGACGCCGCCGGCGTCGAGATCGACCCGGTCCGGGTAGCCGGCCGACGAGACGATCCCGTTGATCCGGGTACCGACCGAATCGCCCGGCGTCCCGAAGGTGTGGTCGCCGCCCAACTCTTGGGCCAGCCACGACAGCCCGTCGTAGGCGACGACGGTCACCGTGTCATCCGCGTTCACCGTCCACGACGCCACCCGCCCGGAGAACAACCACAGTTGTTCGGCGGTGGCGGGGTTGCGGGCCAGCACGTACAGCCGCCGGCCCGGCGCCCAGTAGACGAGACGGCCGTCCGCCGACCACGGGGTGTACTTGCCGGTCCGGTTGTCCAGCGTGACGGTGGCGACGGTCGGCGGGAACACGTACAGCTCGTCGGGTTCGCCCGGGTCGATGTCGCAGGCGATCCAGTCGCACACCGCGTCGAGCGCCCCCGGCGTGGTGAACGGGGCGTCCCACACCCGCTCCGGGGTCGTGTCGTCCCAGGTGACGTCGGCGTCGGTGTCGTCCCACACATAGGCGGCCTGGGGCAACAGCTCGAGCCCGATCAACGGCCGCCACCGCCATCCGGCGATCGGGGCGTCGGGGCCGATCGGGTGGGGGGCGATCGTCGGCGCGGCGACGTCGCCGGTGCGGGTCATCGGGAGAACCGTTGATACAGGCCGCCGGCGCGACGGGCCTGGCGGCGGGCGTCGCCCAGGGCGTCACCACGCCACCCGCGGGGCAGGTACTGGGTCACGTTGACCACCGGCGCGGCGGTGGCGCCGAGTGAGGCGCCGATGACACCGGGCGGCACGGCGATGTTGCGGGCCAACTGCAACCGGGCGGCGACCGCCACCGGGTTGTTCTGGTAGTAACGCTCGGCGTCGGACTTGACCGCGGCGTAGTCGCCGGCGTCCAACTTCTTCAACGTCGACTGGACGTCGACCGGGTTGGCGCCGGCGGTGCGGGCCAGGTCGACCAGGTCACGTTTGTATCCGTCGACGTCGGCGACGGTGATCGCGATGCCGTTCTGCGTGTTCGTCATCGCCGTATCCATCGACGCCTCGAACTGGTGGAACTCGGCGTCGAGATCGACCTTCCCGGACAGGGTGTCGAACGCCGTGCCGAGACGTTCGGTCTTGTCTTTCAACCGTTGCTGGGCGTCGGCCGCCACCCCCGCCGACGTGGCATGGGCCTGCAGCGCCTCGGTGGCGTCCTTGGTCCGATCGTCCTGTGTCTTGATCGAGTCGTTCGCCTTGTCGATCCCGTCACGGGCCGACAGCACCGGGTCGATCAACTGGGAATAGGCGGCGATCAGGGTGGCGGTCGTCTCGCCGTGGTCGTGTTGGGCCTTGGCGATGTCCTGAATGTGGGCCGTCGCGGTGGGCAGGTCGTCGGTGTAGCCGGCGAGAAAGTTGGTGACTTCCTCGACACCGATCCCGGCCTTGTGGGCGGCGTCGTACACCTTGCCGTACGTGTCGACCAGTGACTGGGCGGCCTCGCCGTACTTGGCCTCTCTCAACAGGTCGGCCAGTTTGCGTTGCTCGTCGGCCGTCTTCTTGAGTGCGGCCTGGGCCTCGTCCTGTTTCTGACGGAAATAGGACCACGCCGTGATCGCCGCGGTCACCCCGAACCCGATCGCCCCCAACGACCCCATGATCGCCTCGGTCGACACCCCCATCTTGGCGCCGAGTCCCTCGAGGGTGTCGCCGAGTCCGTCGAACACGCCGGCGACGTCCGACGCCGTCCCCGACACGTCGCCGAGTGGGCCGGTCAGATCCGAGATCGCCTGACCCTTGGCCGAGAACTTGCCACGGTCGGGTGAGCCGACGGCGTCCAGTTTGTCGCCGGCCTCTTTCGCCCGGGTCGACAGCTTGTCGAGATCACCGAAGATGTCCGCCAGCGGCCCCGACGTCTGGTTGGTCAACCGGGCGGTGATCGTGGCGTCGGTGCCGTCGAGCTCGTCGGCGGCGGTGGCGACGTCGTCCAGGCCGCGGCGGGCGTCGTGGACGTCGGCGTCGGCGGTGACGGTGACGGCGTCGTGGTCCTCGACGTGCGCGGCGGCGTCGGCGACGTCCTCGAGCCCGCCGACCGTCTTGGCGGCGCCGGTCAGCTCGACGTCGACTTGGACTTTCTCGGCCATTCGTCGGCTACCTGACAGCCCGGGCGATTTCGTCGCGAACGATTCGCGGGGCGAGACGGCCGATCTCGGCGACGACGAGACGCCAACGGTGCCGGCCCGGCGACCCGGGATGGCGCAGGATCATCCGACGTTCCGGGCCGCTACGACGGCGGGGGATGCGGTGGGGGCGGGTGCCGGTGTTGGCCCACAACCATCCCGGCACCGTGCCCTGGACGCGGAACGTGCCGCCGTCGGCGGTGAGGTCGGGGTGTTGGTTGCGGGCCAGGGCGACGGGCAGGCCGCGGCGTTTCTTGCCGCGCAACGCCGGCCCGCCGATGCGGGCCACGACCGGACGCGCCTCGGACTCGAGCCGGTCGAACACGGCGGCGGCGGCGGCGTCGACCCGGTCGGCGACGGCGCGCAACGCCCCCGACGCGGCCACGGTCAGACCGCGACGGCGTCGTCGGCGGCGGTGTCGGCGGTGTCGGCGGCGACGGTGGTCGCCGGGAAATCGAACGACGGTTCGCCGATGAACTGCCAGGCGGCCTCGGCGACACCGGCGGACCCGTCGCCGAACGTGCCGCCCATCCGGCCCGGGGCGATCCACACCTGTCCCTCGCCGGCCACCGCGACGTCGTTCTTGTCGGGCACCAACCGGACCCATTTCTGCGTGTTGCGGTTGGTGAACGCGTAGCCGGACAGGCCGCCGGCGGGTGCGGCCCAATCCTGCAGCCAGGCCAGGTTGAGGGTCCACGACGGTGTGCCGGGCGACTGGGACGGGCCGGTGCAACCGGTCGACGGCACGGTGGCGAACGCCACCGTCGGATCGATGGTTGCCGCGGTCACCTGGCATTCGTACGTCTCGGTGGCGGTGTCCAAACCGGCCTGGGTGTCGGCGATGACCAGCTTGGGGAACGTGTAGACCATCAGGGACTGGGGCATCGGAACCTCTGTTCAACAGGTCGGATTGGGGATCCGACGCGGATAGGTGAGCGTGTAGGCGGGCAGGGCGGCGACGTTGGGGTTCGGTGCCCACGGCCGCGGTTCGGCCGGGGCGAACCCCAGCACCGCGTAGACCGCTTCGACGGCGGCTTCCAACAGGGCCAGCGCGGCGGCGTCGCCCGGCGCGGGCACGACGACGCGCACCGGGATCGTGACCGACCATCCGCCGGGCCCGGCGGCGGTGTCGTAGCTGGCGGCGTCGACCAGGATCATCGGCGGGTTGGCGGCCGGGTCGACGGTGGCGGCGAACAGGGCCGGGTCGCCGGCGGCGTTCAACTTGTCGGCCATCCCGGCACGCTCGGCGCTGATCGACGCGGTCACCGCGACCACCGTGCGACGCGTCGGGCCCGGTAGGCGGCGACGGTGGCGGGGTCGAGCGCGCCGGCGTCGGTGGCGGGCCGGCCGATCCCCAACAGGCGGCGGATCTGACCCGACGACCCGCCGGTCGGGGCGTACGTGGCGAGATCCTCGAACGACGGATAGCCGTCGGTGGCGGCACGTTCACGCCACAACGCCACCGCGTACAACGTGGCGCCCATTGCGACGTCGGGGGACGGGGCGGCGGCACCGTCCAACGGGTCGTCGTGGTAGCCGGCCTCGAGCCGTTTGCGGAACGCCCACGCGTTGGCGGCGTCGCAACAGGCGGCCAGGTAGACGTCGTCGGCCTCGACGGTGCCGCCCAGGGCGGTCGACACCGTCGCCGGCGACGTCCACGCCACCGTCACGTCTGCGGCACCGTCGTCTTGACGATCGCCCCCTGGTATTGCACGCCCAGGGCGCCGTAGCCGTACACGGCGACGTCGAGGCCCAACTGGCCGACGTTGATCGCCCGCAGGCTGAACGGGGTGCCGGGCAGGTCGTACCAGGTCGCCGCGTTGGCCAACATCAGGATCGCGGTGTTGGCGGGCATGTTCGGGTCGACCTGGACGGTGAGCCCGCCCATGTCGACCGACGGGGTGAACGATCCGAAATTGACGGTGCCGTCCCAGAACACCGGGGCGTTGTCCTGGCCGACGATCCCCATGGCGCCGGCGCCGAGATCCCACGACACCAACATCACCATCGGTCCGGCCGGGACGTTGGCCGGGTTCAACGCGGCGAACAGCTTGCCGATGATCACCGGCAGCTTGTCGCCCAGCACGGTCGGCACGTCAGTCGCCGCGGCCAACAGGGCGGTCACCGCGTACGTGTCGATCACCGACGCGTAGGACACGCCGGCGGCCCGGATGTAGTCGTCGATGAACGACGGCGACCCGAAATCCAGGGCCTGTTGGGAGATGTCGTTGCCGGTCGCCCACGTCTGCACCGGCACCGCGGTCGGGACGATCTGGACGGGGGTCGTGTTGATCGCCACCTTCTCGGCGGACTGCAGGGCGACGGTCGGCACCTTGGTCCACTTGTTGAACGTCTTGTTCGGATAGTCGCCCCGCTCGAGGTTCCCCTGGCGGACCATGTCGACCGCCGGCGAGCCGTGCGACACGATGTCGACCAACTCGGCCTGGTAGCCGGGACGGTAGGCGGCGCCGACGTTGTTGGTGCCGACCAGGGTCACGTCGGTGAGGGCGGCGGCGATCGGGGCGTCCAACGGGAACGCCCGGGCGCCCGGCGACGTCAACACCCGCTGGACGTGGCCGACGATCCGGGGGTCGGCCGACGTGGCGGCGGCGGCGATGTAGCGCGACAGCGTCGCCAGGTCGACACCGGCGAACGGATGGGCCCGTGCCGCCGCGGCGCGGCGGAACGGGCGGAACCCGGCGGCCGCGGTGACCGGCTCGAGCGTGACGTGTTCGGCGCCGTCGGCGGGGTCGGGGGCGTCGGGGTCGGGTTCGGGCGGGGCGTCGGGTTCGTCCGGCGTCGACTCGTCGTCGTCCAACGTGAGCAGGTCGGGTGGCATGGTTCCTCCGGTGGTTGCAGCGGCGGCGACACGGTCGACGGTGGCCCCGCCGAACGCGCCGAACGTGAGAATCGACAACTCGTCCCAGGTGCCGGCACGGACGTGCAACGTGCCGTCGGCGTCGTAGTCGGCGTCGGTCGGGGTGGCCCCCACCGAGAACATCAACGGCACCCCGTCGGCGGCCAACGCCAACACCTGGTCGGCGTCGGGCACCTGGGGGGCGAGGCGGACGGTGGCGTCGATCCCGGCGCCGGTGTCGACGGCGTCGACCACCCGTCCGACGGCGCGGCCCCGGTCGTGGTCGCGCAACGCGACCGGGCGGGCGGCGGCGTCCAACGAACCGGGGTCGAACACGACGGTACGGCCGTCGGCGACCCGGCCCGGCACCCCCCACGGCACGGCGAGCCCGCCGACGGTGCGCGCCCCGGTGGCGCCGGCGGCGGCGACCGGACGGTGGAACACGACCGACAGGTGGTCGGTGGTGGCGGCGGCGGCGACAGCGGTCACGACGGCACCTCGGTGACGGGCGGGGCGGGCACCTCGGGCTGGGACAGCGGGGTCGGCGGGTTGAACGGGTTGCGCAGCCACACGTTCAGGTCCAAGCGGACGTGTTGGCCCCGCGGTGTCACCCGTGGCCCCGACAACGTCTGTTCCAGACAGGTGATCAGCGGGGCGGCGCCGAAATCGATCAGGTCGGCCTTGGCCTGTTCGGCGTTCAGATAAGTCATCCCGGTACCGGCGGGGGCGCCGGTCAGATAGGGCGGAATGTTCGCCAGGCGGGACAGCTCGAGCGCCTGATAGGTGCGCCCTTCCACGACCTGCATCCGGGACGGGTCGTAGGACGCCTCGACGTACTCGGTCCACTGGTTGAGGTAGGCGACGGTGCCGGTGCGCCGGGCGATCGTCCACGCCGCCGTCTCGTCGGCCATCTCGGCGGTGGTCAGATCCTCGGACCCTTCGCGTTGGCGCAGGTAGCCGGCGGGGACTTCGTTGTCGGCGAACCGGGCGGCGGCGGCGTCCAACGACAGGGCGATCCCGATGGCCCGCCCGCCGTTGTTCAACAGCCCTTCCAGCGGGGAGCAGAACTCGATCACGTCGGCGAGCTCGACACGTTCGGGCCGGCCGTCGTTGTACAGCGGGTCGGTGACCATGACGAACCCGTCGCGCACGTCGAGACAGCCCGGGGCGATCCGGCGGAACGCCCGCGGGTAGCCGGTGTCGGCGTAGCGGGCGGTGACCCGCCAGTAGGCGTCGGAGTAGAACAACAGGTCGTCCACCGTCCACGCCAACAGCCACTGACAGGTCTGATCGGGGTCGGGCGTGTCGAACCATCCGGCGTCGCCGATGCGTTCGTCGGTCGGGGGGATCACGGTCCGGTCGGTGCGCCACAACGTGAACGGACACGCCGACACCGCCGAGACGATCAGGTCACGGCCCCGTTGGATCGTCGGCAACGACATCGCCGCGTCACGGTCGACCAGGCCCCATCCGTCGGCGACGTCGACCGGGGCCAACGGCGGGCCCAGGCCCCACGGCACCGTCGGCGACGAGAACCCGCGGGACACGTTGACCCCACGGCGCGCCGGCGCGGCGGCGGCCACCGGCGCCCCCGACGGCAGGACGGGGACGCCGGCGCCGAACTCGAGCAGACCGGCCAGCCGCTCCCCCCACCGACGCGCCATCGCGTCAGGTGGTGGGGGCGGCGGCGCCGGTGCCGGCGTCGGGGGGGTTCAACGCTTCGGCGGTCGTCGCGGCGGCGCCGGCTTCGGCGATGCGGCGGTGAAACTCGGTGTCATCGATCTTCCCGGCGGCCAGGTCGGCGGCGGGATCGGCGGAAGATTTCGTTGCCATCGATCGCGACGTACGACGTCGTTACGTAACGACGTCAACGCATCGACGCCCCGGTGGCCCCAGGACGGCCGAAACGGCCCGCCGGGTACCTGGGGGCCGGGCGATCGGGAGCGGCGACGACGACG